CCCGTGCCGTCATTTGCACTTGATCCAATGTTGATACTTTGTCTAGCCATGTTATAATAATCCTTTTGTTATGGGTATTTATTGTAAATTCTATAAACCTAATGTAATTATTATAGATCTATAAGTGTTCTCTGGAATTTGAACACTGTGCTATCACTGGTGATGTTCGTCGCCAACAGTCTAACGTTGCCGTCGTCTATGTCTGCCGTGAATGTGCATAATGGAGCAGTGTATGATGTTGTGCTACCAAACACAGTTAGGTATGCCTCCGTGGTGCTGTCCGCACTTGGACCATGTATCACGTTGGCCTCCACTATCTCGAACCTGCCGTTCGTGGCATCTGATATCGATATGAAGTATTTGGCACTCCTATAAGTGGCAGAACTGAATGAGTCGACCTCTGTCGTTGCCGATGATGCCACTGTCGTGGTGTTGTCATTGATGTCTGAGTGATCCAGTGACGTTCCGGCTGTGGCGAATCCCAGTTGTCCACTTCCATCTGTTTTAAGAAGTTGGTTAGCAGTACCATCTGCGGTCGGGAATCTGATTCCACTCAATGACACTGTGCCCGAACCGTTGCCTGACAATTCAAGATTGGCGTTCGATGCGTTGGTTGATATCGTGTTGTCCGTGATAGTCACACCATCTATGGCCATGGAGCCGTTTACTGTCAATGTTGTGAACGTTCCAGCGGCGGGTGTTGTGCCACCTATCACTGTACCATCTATCGCCCCGCCATTGATGTCTGCGTTTGCTACGACCACACTGCCCGTGCCTGATGCGGAAAGCACAAGGTCCGAGTTTGTTTGTGTTGTGGTGATCTCGTTGTCTTCTATGGATATGTTTGAATCTACTATAATTTTTGTCGCCGCAACTGATCCTGTTCCGCTTGCCGACAGCACGAGGTCATCGTTGCTACGGTTGGCACTTATGTTGTTGCCACTGACTGTTATGTTACCTGAGAACAACGGAGATTCATACAGTTCGGTGAACATGGTGTTCACGTTCTGCATGGCGCTACGTAAAGTGTCGCCTGTCCCGTCGTTTGCGTTTGATCCTACATTTAGCGTAATCTTTGCCATTATACTTTTACTATTCTCCTCACGAATTTCACAACCTGTGTGTTAGTGTTATTTACTGTTCCTCGCAACCTAACATTACCACTGTTTATGTCTGCTGATAGGTCAAGTGAATCGTATATGGTTGATCCGTCTCCTGCACCGTTTGATGCACCACCGGTGATGCTGATGAACGCTGTTGAACCATTGTGTGTGACGTTTGCTTCAATCAGTTTGTACCTGTCTGCTGTGGTGTCTGATATCTGTATGTGGTATTTGGCACTCCTATATGTGGCAGTGCTGAATGAATCTATGTTCTGTGTGGTCGAATCTCCAGTCAAGGTCGCCGTGCCATCGTCTATGCTTGTTGAATCAAACAAGATGGGTGAAGTGAACCATGCGAGTTGTCCATTGCCGTCGGTCTGTAACACCTGGCCTGCAGTTCCGTCTGAATTGGGAAATGATACACTATTGATGTTGACGTATCCCGTGCCACTTGCACTCAACTCAAGATCGGAGTTTGATGCGTTGGCCGATATCGTGTTGTCATTGACAGTGACTCCGTCTATGACCAGTGCGGAGTTGTTGTAACTTAATGTTGAGAACGTGGCCGCCGCCGGTGTGGTCGCACCGATCACTGTTCCGTCTATGGCTCCACCATTGATGTCCGCCACAGCGGTCTGTATCGTGCCTGTCCCTGACGCGGTCAGCACCAGGTCTGCGTTGGAAGTGTTGGTCCTTATCTCGTTGTCTGACATCCTGATCGAACCGTCTATGGTGAGGTCTGAAAATTTCACTATGCCCGTACCGTTACCCGCCAACATTATGTCCGAGTTGGAAAGTGTTGAGCTGATGTTGTTGCCTATGAAGTGGATCTGTGATGACGCCGAACTGGTGGCGTACAACTCAGTGAAGTTGTTGTTGATCTTGATGCCCGCACCCCTGATGGTATCACCCGTGCCATCATCTGCTATTGCACCGATGTTGATTACTTCCTGGGCCATGTTAGATACTCGCTAGTGTGATCTTTTTCCATATCACTGTTGAACCATCATAGTTCGCAGTGCATACATATAAATTTGTTGCGTCCCAACTGATTGAACCTGCCACGTCACCCGTGTTTCCCACCGCGGTGGCAGTTTTCGTGGTCTTGATCACAAGCCTGTCTGCTTCTATCTGTACCTGTCCTGTGCCATTTGGATCCAATATTATGTTTCCGTTTGTGTCAGCACTCAACAGGGTGTTGCCCGACATCTGTAAGTCACCCGCCAACTCAGCGAAATTGCTGTTGACCTTGGTCATGGCGGTACGTAGGGTATCGCCCGTCGCTGGATTTCCTGCTGTTCCTGTGTCTATCGTTAGTCTAGCCATAATGTGTTATTCGTATTTATTAAATAGTAATATGTTCATAGAAACCCTAAAGACAATGAAGTTGTACAAGAGGGAGAGCAAACTGGGTACCATGCACAACTACCACAGGAAGAACCTGGTCTACGTGTTCAAGTGCGATGCCTGTTCAGAGACATTCATGAGGCCCAAGAGCAAGGTTGATCCAGATCGTGCGTCAAACGACTACAAGCACGTGTGTAGTAAATGTGATTCCAAGAAGTTCGCACAGAGTGTGGGTGTCAAGATGCGTCGGGTGTATCAGTTGGACGCCAGCAGTACCAAGACCCTATAACTTTTTCCACCGGATGTCATCACGAGAACCCGTGATCCATCTCTGTAGGTCAGCGTATATGCCACACTTTATATTTGGTTGATCGAAGTACCAACGCAGGAACGGATTACCATCAAGGTATTCTTTACGGTTGATGAAGTGGAAGTTTGTTTGAGGGAACTTACGGAAAGTCTGCCTCAGTTGGTACATCCATTCGTACTTGAGGTAGGCCTTCATGCTTTCGCGTCCTGGATAGTTTTTGGAGTCCTTGTATATGTTGTTCTGTATCCTGCTGGGCGTGTCCATTTCCCACTGCTGGGCACCCATTATGTCGAATGCCAGTATCACGATGTTCTTGATGCCCGACTCCGCGGCCAACAAGACTGCACTGCACCCGGAACCCCTCGCCCGGGAGAAGTCGTTGGTCTTGATCCGACCCCCTTTCTTGGTGTCGCCACCCCTCCATGTCCTGTATATCTTCAAACCCTCGGGCACGTCCATCTCACCATCACCATCGCAGATGTAGTTCCACGAACTGATGTCGTTTGGACCGTGTATGCTTGGTGACTCCTTGCCACGATTGTGCCACTGGGCCAGTTCCTCGTACATGGGAAGGTTCACAGCCACTATGTGATCACACAGCATTGGATGGTCTCGGTATATGGCGTTACAACCATATATCACACCATGTCCTTTTAGATTGTTTATTGGAAAGATATTTCTTGATTCACCGTTGCCTATTATGAAAGCGGTATCCATTATATGCCAAATGATTCTCCACAACCACAAGAGCTTGAGCTGTTGGGATTGCTTATCTCGAACTGAGATCCAAAGGTCTCCTCCACCCAGTCGATCTTGGTGCCCATGACATACAACAATGAAGTCTCGTCTACCACGAACCTGCCTGTTCCCCAGTCCTCCATGTGATCGCCTTCAGCAACACTTTCTTTCGTGTCAGCGAATCCCCAGTCGTACTTGAATCCTGCACAACCGCCACCCAGCACCGCCAGGCTCACCGCGTACTTGCCGGCGTTCTTCTCAAGTAATCTCTCTATCTGTGCCTTTGCACTGTCTGTTATTTCAAATGGTTTCATACTAGTAATTATCCCTATTTGTTGCCACTGTTCTGTATTCCCACCGCCATCCAGAATCTCGTAGCATCTCGTTTGATTTCAAAACTCATGTAGGCGTTCTGGTGCTCCCAGTGGTTTGCAGGATTCCTTATCTCCCCCGCGGGCTCGAACCACCAACCCCACCTGCCTTCACAGTTGAGCTGACACCACTCTATGCACTCGGACATGACGCCGTTGCTGTTCATGTCCACGTTGAACTCGAACTGTTGCATGTAACCACAGTCCGCTGGTACCTCGTCCATCCTTGGACTGGTCCTCTTCACTTTCACTTTGCCGTACGTTGTCATTATTTCCAATTCTTTATCACCCACTCGTCTGCACTCTCCATGGGGTTGGGTGAACCGTGGAACACTGCCACCCTGTTGTTGGGTAATATTTTCACAGGTTCCCTGAACCACTTCTTGCCGTCCTTGTTGGTTAACAGTTTCGTGTCCTTGAGTCCTACCAGTTCCCACTTGTAACTTCTTATCCATTCGTCCGGGAACCATGAGATGTCATCCTTGGCCCTCTTGGTTATCCAGTCTTGGTCTCCGTGATTCTGTTGCATTATCTGTGCGGACCTTTCCTTGAACTCGTTCCACAGGTAACTCATTGTGCCGGCCTCCCAACGCATACAGCTGGAGTTAGACAGTTTCCAATCCTTGACCCTGCACCTGTTGAAATCCCTTATGATGTTGAACCGGCCTGGGTATGTGAACAAGGGATCTATGTTGTCAAATATCACAACGTCAAGATCGAAGAACAACATGTTGCCCTTCAGTGGCATCTCGGGTGCGAACATCCACAACTTGCTCCACCATGATTTGATCCATGGATCTGTTGGTAGCTTTATTACATTTATTTCTGGATCTAACCCTGCAGGATCATCTGTGAGACAATGGAATTGAAAAGGCACTGTGGTGTGTCGTTTGACCATGCTGTTGAGCACATTCGCATACTGCGAAGGATACTTGATCCCCCACTTAACGCATACTACGTGATTCATATCCTCGTTTCAGTCCTTCCATCTGTATCTGTCGCCAGTCCTCGCTGTCCAGTGTGTACGGATACTCACACTCGATGGTCCTGTTTGACATTGTCTTGATGCTGGTTATATTTAAATTCTTGCTCATGGTTTCGTATATTTCCTTGAATGTCGCACTGGCACCGAACGTCCTCTGCAGGTCCACCTGTCCTATCTTGATGTAGCCCAGTGACAGCTTGGGATCCTCCCAGTCATAGTTGTTGTCTTCCAACCACGCTCGGTACTCGTCCATTTCCTGTTTTTTGAAATCGTGTGTTTGCTCTGTTATTGTTTGACCCCATTCAATATCAAACTCTCCGGAGTAGTATTTCTGATGATTGATCTCCGAACAAAGTGCGTCTGTCATCTTGGGTGTGTGTTCATCCCTGAAAACCTCATAAAGCGTCTTGCCCACCTGCGACCAGTGTAGGTAGACTCCACCTAGTTCCCTGTCGTATCTGTTCTGTTTGAACAGTTCAAAATCTTCCTCATGTAAATCGTGTCTTGGTGCATTCAGGAATGTTGTTATCTGAGAAGGTCTGATCCATTCCGGTTTTATAATTTTTTTCCTGTAAGAGAGAACCCAACTCTCTATCTCATGGCATATGTTGTTCAGTTGTCTGATAGCATATTTGGTCTCATAGTCTGCTTGTTTGTAGTATTTTGACATGTCCCATGCTGTACCTTGCAGTTCCTCGAAATACCTGTGCAGTAGATTACATGCTTCGTGTTTTAATCTTAATCCTGGTTTGTGATCCTCTAATCCTGTTGGTAGATTAGACGAGTATTGGAAATCGTCTGAGACAAACGGGTGTATCTGCTCGTATTTTGGTTCAAACGTGAATGAGTTTATCTGTTCCACTGACCTGTTCAGCTCTTTAACTAGATATGCTAGATCCCTTTTTGAATCAGCCCATCCCAAGAAACAGAAGTTCTTCTCTAGTATCCTCTTTTGTTCGAGGTTGTCTTTCAGTGCTTCCAACCATCTCTTGCCCAACGGTGTGTCGTAGGTCTGTATGTGATAGGCCCTATCGTTGAGGCCCACTCTCACCTGATCGGATAGGAATTTATTATCTTTGGTAGATTGCACTGTTGGCACCGTGTTCCATGCATTCCACACTCTCACACCAGCATCTGTTGTCCGTGAATTCACGGATCATCTGGTCTGCTCTTTGCCAGGCGTGGTGGGCAAACTTCTCTGCTCCTACACCGTCTAATACTCGTATTTCACATAATTTTTTCTTTTGTAGATCCTTGAATGTCTCCATGTGTGGATCATTCTTGTCCAGCACGAGTTTGTGATCAAACATATCTTCCAGCCAACCTTTTAACTCTCGTAGTCCGCCAAAGTCCACGGCCCAGTTCTTGTCGTCTAGTCCATCACAACCAAATGTGAATTTGAAACCCAGACTGTAACCATGTAGTAATGAACAGTGTGAGTGATCTGCATTGGGTTGTCTGAACACAGCAGATAGTCCTATCTGGTGTCCGTATGTTTTAGTCGAATAGTATGCCATTAGTTTAACCTCTTTTTTATATCTTCCAGTTCAAATCCAAATTCCGCGGATTTCTCCCTGATAGTGTCTGTTAGTTCGTTTGGGATATTTAACTCGCCATCGATGATGCTCTTTATAAAATGTATCAGCACAGAAAACTCGGTGCTCTTGGACACCTTCTCTGGATCTATGCCTTTGTCTTCCATCACATGTAGCATGGCTTCCGTGACGTCTATCAAGGTCTCTATGCTCTTGCTGTGTTTCCCAAAGTGTGACATTATACGATGATCTTTGGTTTGTCAGGAACGACCACCTTGGAGAATATCCTCTTGTACTCGCCCTCGATCTTGTCGTTGACCATCGCGATGGATATCACGTGTGTCTTGGATATGTCTATCTTTTCGACCTGATTGGCAGTGGAGAAAAATGTACCAAACGCAAGGCCCTGTGGACCGTTCATCAGCACAAGTGCTTTCTCTATACTGATGTAAGAGTCCGCTCCGCCTTTGTAATTTGCAATGACTTCCTCTCCAGAAGCCAGTTTAAGAGTGATAAGATCTCCATCTTTGTATTTTTCAAACATATCACTATTATAAACTATCCTAGGAGTTTGTCAATGTATTTCTTCAGTTCCTTGTCCTCGACGTTGGGTGGTATGTGATCGTGGAAGAATATCTGGTAACTGTCCGATCCGTACTTGCCTATGCCGTGTAGGTCACTGGCTTCCCGCTTGTCCCATGTGAGGTACTGTTCGGTCATCCTGCGTATTCTCTTGGATCTCACCTCCCACATGCCCAGTGGTCGCAACATCTCCTGCTGTGTCTTCAATCTGCCACGTAGGTAGGCTTCGGGATTGGGATATCTCGCGAAAAGTTTTGGTAAGATTATCTTGACGTGTTTCCTGTAGGTCAGATTCAGACACATGACAGCCACCATGTGTTTCCATTTCTTGTGTGGTGCTCTCAGTTGTTGTTGCACCATCAGGTGTTCCACCATTGGTCTAGTCATACAACAATTTTATACGGGATTACTTTTTTGTCAACTGCTTGTTGATGAATCGGGCCATGCCGTCGTAGGTCTCCTGGAACACGTTACCGTGCTGTGACCATTCCTTGGGCATCTCCCAACGATCATGGTTCACCACTATCCATCTGGTGTCAGGATCAGAGTATCCCATCAACTTGTGAAACTGATAGATCCAATAACTGGGATCCACTGGTCTCTTGATGTACTTGTATCCCTCAGAACCCGTGTACATGTTGTTGATCCGGTCCTTCTCCAACGGGTGGAGGTCAAAACCTATCATGAATATGGCCTTGGGCTTGAAGGTCAATCCTAACACTCCTGCGTATGGTCCTGTGCCCCAGTGGAAGGGTTCGTCCTGTCTCTTGTCTCCACTGTAGGGTAACTTTGGAAATTCTTTCACGTTGGGCCAATTTGCAAATTGTCCTGCCCAGTCCTGTCTGGTGAGTATCGTCGTTCCTTTACCAACGGCGTTGACGGCCTGTTGACACATGTGCCTGTCTGCACACACCAGGTATTCCGTGACGAAATCCCTGTAGATTGCGTTGCAACCAATTACCGTGCTGAATGATTTTAATGGGGAGATGTCAAAACCTCTCCTGGATTCACCGTTGCCTATTATACTCACATACTTGGTCATAATACTATTTAATCACCCCTTTAGACGCACACAGAAGCCTGCACACTGCTGGTAAAATTGAAGTTGGAATAGTTGTATATATCAGTCATTATCACTGACTAAACGCCATATGACACGATATCTGTCCCACGCTTTCTTGAGTGTGGGGTATCTCCTACGGAGCTCGATGGCTTCCACTCCCACCATTTCTGCTTCCTCATAGACCTGTTCTTCGTCCTGAGCCTTCTGTGACTGTTCCACCAGGACACGGTTGCCATCTGGTAATTGTTGGTACACAGTCTCGCCACCGTCTGGTGATACGAATATTGGTCCTGCTTTAATCTTCTTTTTCTTTTTTGTCATCAGTAGTATTTCCTATGGTCAGCACCAGGATGTGCATGTCTCATTCCGCCTATCTGTTTGCTATCGTTTTTGTGTCTTGGTATGAAGTGTATGTGTGGCCACATTATGGTCTGTCCGGCTGGAATGCCCATGTTCATGCCAATGTTGAAGCCATCTATATTGCTTTTTTTGATTTGCTCATTGCCGTAGTCGTACGCCATGCCGTAGGACCTGCCCACAAAGTGAGAATTATTTTCCTTGGGTATGAAAAGTTTGTGTCCTGGCACACACGGATATCGGTCATTGAATACGAAAGTGAAATCTGATTCCATGATGGGGGTGTCATTGCCCAACCATACACTCTCATCTACACGGTCAACGTGTTCATATTCTTTCTTGTAGATAGGTTTTTCCGATGTCATTGGTTTCTAGTATTCCTATCTTAATATTACTAGAATTTGGTCTGTGTTGCAATCTAATTTTTTCCCAGGTCTTGGTCTTTGGCACAGATGGGTTGTAGTCCCATATGCCCAGTAGATTTACCAGGGCCTTCCTGACTTTTTCAGCACCGCCGTGTTTCCTACATGTGTCGGACCTGCCCACGTGTACGACCTTTGAGTTTATCTTGATCTTGTACACACATGGTAAACGTACCCATTTTGTGGTTGGCGTTTTACTGTGTTGGATTTTGTATTTGTCTATGGTGTAGAGGTCCTGTATGGAATACCATTTCATAGGACTGTCACTATCACGTACACGCCAATGATCCATCCAACGAAACCAAACCAGAAGTCGTCCCAACTCCAGTGTCCTTTGGTCCAAAGGTCCAGTGCTTCTTTTATCACAGTCGCGACCAGTCCCAGGTATATCAGTGGCGCCCAGAATACTGCCAGCAATGTCAAGAACAGCGACCAGAAGAAATGCAGTTGCAGGTCAAATCTGAAGTACCGCATGATGTGTGTGGCCATCTTTATGTAGAGGGCTTTAATATCTGTCATTCCTGATGTCCAACTGTTGGAATATCTGTTGCACTTTCCTGGCCTGGAAGTAGCAGTCATCCAGTGCGTTGTGTAGTCCTGTTCTCTTCTCGTTGGGATCACGTGGTACCAGACTGCCCAGTGTTCTTGAATCTCTGATCTGCCAGAAGTTCCATGGGACGGGCACTTCCATCTGTGCATAAAAATTTTGTAGTATTGCGTAATCAAACAACGGACCCTGGCACCAGAACACGTCCACTCCCACACACCATTTGTTCAACTGCTTGATGAAGTATTTCAGATCGATCCTGTCGTCATCACCCAGTGCTTCTTCCCTGACGTCCTCTGCCTGTCGGCCCCACCATTCAACGGTCTCGTCCATGACGTCCCTGCCCATGGCCACCTGTGAGTCCACGTCTATCCTGTGGTACAGGCCCTGTGACGGTTCCACCCTGGTGTAAGGGTCAAACTTGACCCCACCTATGGTCAGTATGGTTGCGTTGGGTTTTGTGGAGAGCGTCTCCAGATCTATCATTGCGTGTATCATATTCTTATCCCTGCGTATTTGAAAATCTTCTCTGGCACGTTGAAGTCAATGCCCATGTCATGGGCCACCTTGATGAACCGTTCACGCTCATACATCTCGCTGGTAATTTTATTACCTAACATCCAAAACTTGCTCATAGTACAATTATACTACGAAACGATAAGATGTCAACTAGGTGCTTACAGTCCACACCATTTACGGAAATGTTCGGGTAGGAAACCAAGATCGACAGAACGACGTGAGGAGAACTGCTTGAGATAATCTCCCGTGTTGATTCTATCTTTGTCTTCTGGTGTTTTTTTTATCATGTCCAATATAGTGTTGAATTCTGGTAAATTGTGTTTGGCCTGTGTGCTATTGATAAAATCATTCTTTGATCGAGGATCTAACACATTTGGCATCATCCATGCTGTGTCTGAGAGGTAGTTGATCGCTATCTCATGTTTATTAGAATACAAATCATAGAAGTCAGAAAATCCAAGTACTGATAGATTCGAGATCGTTGACATGAATTTGATCTTGTTACCATTTTCCTCGATCATGCTAACTCTATCTTGGAAGTTACTCCAAGTGACCCCGTGCCTTATCAGCTCAAACAATTGGCCGGTTGACTCTGCTGATATGCTGAATCCCACATCCTTGCCTTTGGTCCTTTGTAACATTAGTCGCAATCTCTCGTGGCTGACTCCTAGCCCTGTTACTATAGTAATTTCTTTCCCATGCACATGATCCAGCACTTGATCCAGTTGGTTGTTCAGCAGGGGTTCTCCGCCTAAGATGGTTACCTTATGTAGTCCTGCTGACAGTTTGATCTCCCTCAGCAACAGTTTAAAGAATCTGGATTCTGTCCCACGTGATTTCTGTTTCGCCTTGCTCCACAGTGTGCTCCAGTTGTCTTTTTGCTTGACAGGGACACCATCCAACAAGTAAGCACCGTTCTTTTCTATATCTTTTTGCCACGACGTGCTCCATTCCGGACCGCAATACATACAGGTTAGGTTACAGTCAGTGCTCAAGGAGATAGAGAGAGCTCTCAGTGATGCTTGTGGATCTGATATGAACTTATGATTTTTTTGCATTAACCTTGTACTGGTCAATCCCTGTTCCTCGTACTTGTAACAGCCGTAATGACATGAAGCACAGGATTTATCTTCCAACATCAGTTCGCGATCCGCTATCATGGTGTCGGTGTGGAACAACCTGCCTGGATTCTGCTCCAACCAGTCGAGGTCCACCCTCTCCGGATAGGCCTTACAACAGTTGTACAGCAGTCTGCCCTGCACGTGCACCGAAAGGTCTGTGAACTTGTCCGAGCAGTAGTAATCCATGCTGGTATTTAAGTAGTGTTATCTTGCTGGAAAAATTAGATGTTTGTTTCTGGTAATTCGGGGTTGGTCAGTTGGGGTTCGCCACCCTGGTCTAGATATTCCCTGTACGTTGCCAGTTCCTGGTCTGTCAGGCAATACACCTCGCCTGCCGAGTCGGGGTACGTCTCCTGCATGAAGCCGACTACGGATATCGAGGCCTCGTAACAGGTGTCATAGTCACTGAACCGAGTGTCATCGAACATGGCCGTGCAGACTTCCATGGTCATACATACGATCATCAACATGGTGTAATTCATACAAGTATTTACAGAATAACCGCACCACTTTGAGTTGGTAAATACACACACATTATGGATTTCGTAACATTCATCGCAGAAGTGGGTTTCCCAATAGCAGGTGCCATAGCGGCAGGCGCCTTCGTGTTCATCACATTGAAATTCATACTCGCGAGTGTGACGGGATCTGTGAACAGTCTGAAAGCCATAATTGGTGCACTAGACAACAGGGTGCAGACCATGAACAATGATCTAGTCAAGATAGATGCACTGTTGAGTTACGTATTAAAGATCAGACCAAACGCTGACAGGTTGGCCGCAAACGAGGGCAAGAATGATGCTAGACGCGACTAACGATCTCGTGACAATGATCAAGGATTTTGGCTTCCCTATCGTGGCCGCGATGGGTCTAGGTTACTTCGTTTATTACATTTGGAAGTGGGTGACAGAAGAGATCAAACCCGTGCTGGGCGACGCCTCGAGCACACTGATAAAACTGGTTGATCGTATCCGTATGTTGGATAATGACATGATAAGACTCAACACGAAACTTTCAATGGTGTTGGAGTACAAAGAAGAGATCATAAAGTCCGGGCGTTCAGACGAGTTGGACGAGATACTTGCCAAATATAAAACAAAGTCTGAGAGCTTCGACTCCACAGGCGATACAAAAAAATAATTACTTCGTTGTTGCCTTAAACGTTCCGTCCCAATCCTTGGGTTTGCCCGCTTTTATACGAGCCTTCATGTTGGCGTAGTACTCTGACATGTCCTCATGGAACTCCTTGGCTATAGCCAATCTCTTGAGTGCTTCAGTCCAATCACCAGCGTAGTATGATTCCAGGAACTGCCTGTGGTGTTCTGATTCCTTGGCCACAGTATAGATCTTGACCCCAATGGTTTTACCTTTTACTGCTATGCAGTCCAGTTCGAACACGTCGATGTTGCTCCTGACCTGTTGCGCCGTTTCTGGTCCCAGCACTATCTGAACACCATATGTTTTTGATTGTCCTTCCAGACGTGCCGCGAGATTGACCCCATCACCCAGGCAGGTGTAGTCGAACCGTTGGTCCGATCCCATGTTGCCCACGACCACCTCAGCGGTGTTTATGCCCAGTCCCATTCCGAATGCGGGTACGCCTTCCTTGACCACTTCCTCGTTGAACTGTCTGAGACTTTCCAACATCTTGATGGCGGTGTTCACAGAGTTCTCGGCATGGCTCGTGTCCTTGAGTGGTGCGTTCCAGAACGCCATCTGTGCGTCACCTATGTACTTGTCTATGGTGCCCTTGTTGGCCAGTATCTCCCGCGTCATCGCAGTCATGTACCTGTTCATGATCCGTGTCAGTCCCTGCACGTCCTTACCATAGTGCTCTGATATTGCAGTGAATCCCCTGACGTCCGTGAACATTATTGAAAGCTCACGTGAGTCGCCACCCAACCGCAGTAGGTCAGGGTTCTTCTGCAGTTGCGCCACCATGTCCGGGCTAAGGTACGTGCCGAACTGTTTCTTGATCTGTTGTTTGAGGCTGAACTCCTTGACGAACCTGTTGAACACGGCATGGAATCCTGTGACAGTCGTCACTAGTATGATCCAACTGGCGTCCCAGAGTTGCAGGTGTTTGGCGAAATAGAAGTATGCACCATAGGCCGTTCCTGACCACACAGTCAACAACACAGCACCAACCAACCAGTAGGGTGCGAATCCCGCCAGCAATATTATTATCACTGCCAGCACTCCAGCCGCAACATATTCAAGGAATGTGGCCGTGTCCAACCTCACTATGTTCTCACCATTCAACACGGTCTGTAAACTAACGGCCATCGCTGTGTGACTGTACTGCTCACCGTTGGGTGTTGCTATTATCGTGCTGATGCCTTGGGCGGTGTTCCCTAATATTACAGTCTTGCCTGCCACAGACGTGAAGTCATCTGTGATGCTGATCGTTTCGAACTGCTTGTTCCATCTCAGCCATATCCTTGCGTACTGATCTGTTTTAATTGTTTTGAATTTTGGAACCCTTAATGCTATCACACCACCTTCGCTGGCCTTTACCTGATAACTTGGGTCTCCAACAGCAACTCTTATCACTTCTAGTGCAACGCTTGGATAAACTTCGTCACCCACCCTCATCAGTAACGGCAGTCTCCTTACGACACCATCTATCTCGGGTGTGGTGTTCACTACCCCAACACCATCAACGTTGTCTCCCAGCACGGGTATCGGTCCCAGCATACCCGGCCATTCATACAACCAAGGCAAAGGATCACCTATCTTGGCCACTCCACGTGGCACCGCGTTCTTGTTCGTCTGTGTGGTGCCGGCCTGTGCTATGACAATTCCGTTCTCGACCAGGGCCTCGGCCAGGTCCCAGTCTCCACCCAACCTGTCCTCTTCAGAAAACAAAATAGGCAGTACAATTATTCCTGCACCTGCTTCTCGCAGTCGCCATATCACATCTGCTAGTACAGTTCTTTTCCATGGCCACTGTCCGTATTGTTCTATGGATTGCTCGTCAATCTCCACTATGACCACGTCCTCACTCACAGTTGGTGTATCGTACTGCTGTATGAGGTCAAAACTCTTTAACCTTGCTATCTCTTTCACGAAAGGATCCTTCAGTCCCCACGCCATCAGCACAGCCAGTGTAATGAACGCCAGGGTCCAGTGTGTGAGTATCTTTTTCATGCTAGTTGTTCACGGTGTAGCAACCGGCCACCACCGAACAGTACTGTTTGTCTTTTTCAGTGCTGAGTGGTGACAGCAGTTCTTTCTCTGTGGACTTGGTCTCCAGGGCCACTTTGGTCTCCTCTGGCTCTTCCTGTGCCTGCTCCACGTAGATGTCGTTGGCATTAGCCGACACGCAGAACAACAACGATATCAATAACGCTCTGATCATAATAGCAGTATTTAAATTATGTGCGTGTTTATATAAAGTGCGTATATTTTAGTTCTGGTTTATGGTGGTGGTGCCACAGCCGTTGGCGTTGGTGCAGATCTGCGTCAGCGAGTAGGTCTGGTCCGTTGACCCGGTCTGGTCAAGGTCCAGCGTTGAACTGTAGCCCGACATGTCTATGGTGGCCGCGTGTGAGCCCGAACCGTCCTGGTTGACGTCTATGGTCTGGTTACTGCCCGCCGTGATGTCCAGGAAGTGCTCGCCCGTGCCCTGCTGTATGATGTCCACGTCATTGCTTGACCCGTTGACGTCCAGGAACAGCATCTTGTCGCCGTCGTCCTTCTGGTCCATGTACATGGTGTTGCTGTTGCCCGCTACATCAATCTCCATGTAGTGCCCGTTGCTTCCAACCCCGCCGTCGTTCTCCTGCAGTATGCCCAGGGTGTTGTAGTTGCCCACCACGTTGGTGCTACTGCGGTGTCCGCCCACGTCATCCACGTTGTCACCCTGCCTCACAGTGATCGAGTTGTTGGTGCCGTTGATGTCCAACAGAGTCACGTTGTCGTCACTGAACGAGCCAGCGTTGTTGCCCTGTGTGATGCTGACCGTGTTGTCATCGCCCGTGATCGTGGCATCTGTTAAACTTGAACTGGTTGATCCTGTGCCCGCTATCAGTTGGTCGTTGTCGTACTGCACGATGTCTAGATCGAGATTGTTGCCTGACTGTGTGATATAGATTTGATTGCCGTTGGGCGAGATGTTCCTCGAGTCTGTTCTTGATTGCAGTTGTGCGGCAGTGGGTGCTGATGAGTATGTGGGTGTAGAACTTGCCATTGTGCCATTCTCACCGTAATACATCACATCATCGACATATTCAAATGTAGCATCACTATCATAACTTGATTGAAACTGATTGATGTCAAAGGTCACTGTCACAGATCCCGTGTAGCCTGACGGTAAATCATCACTACGCCACATCATCCAAATGATTGCTCCACCACCAGTCTTTGCCAACCATAAACCATCAGACGTTGAAGCAATACTTGATCCATAGATGTATTGTCCACCATCATCGGCATCACTGACTGATGTGTTGACTGTGTTGTTTGAGGTATTGTATTGTGTTCCACCATACACATCCGAACTTAGATCCAATGTGCCACCAAACTTGTTTTCAATGAGGCTCACAATGTTTGAGTTTCTGGTGGGGAAGCTTGAATTCTCACCCACAATTATCAGATGCCCACCGTTCTTGACATAGGTGTCATAGTTGCCACGACAGGTCGATCCGCAGTTGTTGTTGTATAGTTGGTCGATCACCACATCATAGTTTGCCAGGGTTGATGCTGAATCAGTCGTGGTGGATGTTGAGCCTGTCACTGTGTGGCCTTGACCTTCAAGTCCTGACTTGGTGTCAGTGTAGGCATAGTTATTGTGATAGATTAGGATATCCAAGGCCTTGGCCGGCGTGGCCGCCATCCACACCATGATGGCGAACAGCCAGTATGTGATTATGTACAAAAGCCTCTCGAACATGTTAATTCTGTTGGTTTATGGTTATGTTGTTGTTGATGGATCCCCCATCTGGGTTGATCTCGAATCCTATTATCTCGTTGCCGTTCTGGTTGTGGTCTATGCTGTAGTTGTAGCCCTGTTGCAGTTCCATCCTCACATAGTTGCCTGACGCACCCTCCCTGATGTAGATCCATCTGGGATCCTGGTTCAGTATGGTCACACCTGTCGTGGCGTCGAAGCCCAGTTTGGGATTGGTCTGTTTTCTATCTAGATCTGTTTTGGCCTGTCTCACAAGGTTGTCCATGCTTTGGTCCAGTGCGTCGAACAGGAAGTCCCCAGCCAGTGGGTCGAAGTCTAGGTCCGTCTGCCAGCGATCCGCCTCGCCCTCGGCCAGGTAGTCGGTGTTGAGTTCCTCGAACACGAGCAGATCAAGGTCCAGTATGTTGGCCACGGCCTTGATCGCTTCTCGGTTCTTCTCGTCATCTATCTGCTTTGGAGGGGTGATGATGAGTAAGTTGTTTATGAAGCTCTCGTCCAGTTTGAGCAGGAGAGGCTTCAGGGGCGTCGACTTGGCGGTGTCCACAACCGTGGCCTGGAACGCCTGGTTCATTATGACGGTGCCCACGTCTGACTCCACCTCGATCTCTCCCACCACGCACACACGCTCATTGGCTATGATGGTGCAACTGGGCAGGAGTATTATGGTGGATGATCCTATCTCGTTCACGGTCATTGAGAAGTCCGTGCCCCTGACCGCTATGGTGGCCGTGGGGGTTGAAATTTTTATGTTCTGTCTCGAGTTCTTGGCTATCTGTCCTGATGCGTACCTCACGGTTCCTATGCTGGCCTTGAGGCTCAGTGCGCCGGTCTGCGAATTGGGATCATACACGAACTCGTCTATGACCAGTTTGGAGTTCTCTGTGACGTCCACCCTGGTGTCGTCCAGGAACACTATAGAGGTCCTGCCCTGCTGGGTCTTCACCGTGTCGTAGCTCTCAATCTCGAGGCCTGTAGTGGAGGTGAGCGTGTCCCCTGACTGTCGCTCGACCACGGTGTCACCAATCTGTTGCTCAACGTCTCCGATCCGTGCGGATGCGGTGGTTGAAACAAGGCACCAGAATACTATGAATGTCAGCCAACGCATGTTAGTCTGACTGTGTTATGTCTATGGCCGCGTTGTCGCCTGATGTGGTTACGTCGATCTTGTTGTCGTAGATACCTGACTGACTCATGTTGATCACCGCACCATCCCCCGTGTGGCTGTGCACCAGTGAATGACCGTTGGTGTCTCCATCGCCCGACTGTGTGTATGTGCTGGTGTTACCTGCTGAACCCAGTGAGTTTGTGATGTCGATGTCCGCATCCGCCGCCGCCGCATTCACTGTCAATGTGAAAGTTTCCGCCGCCGCCGATGTGATGTCGATCGTGCCCACGTAGTCCGAAGCATCTGCTGTGCTACCCAAGTCCACTGTTATATCTGCTGAATCGCCTGTTACGTCTATGCTCATGGATACTGTGTCACAATTACTTGCGGCACAATCCAAATCCACGGTGTTCAATCCACCCGTTAGGTTGATGTTACCTGTGTAGGTCGAACCGTTGATGATTGCTTCTATCACGTTGCTGTCACCCACTTGGCTGATCGAGAACGTCATGGTGCTACCTGTCAAACTCATTGCCGTTGTGGAATTACCTGCCACGTTGTTTTGTCCGTCCTGTGTGATGTCTAGGTCTAGGTTGTCTCCCGACTGCGTCACGTAGATGTCATTGGCCATCACTGGCAACGACATCATGATCCACAGCAGGATTGATTTAATCGTTGTCTTCATCTTCGCTCTTCTCCTCGTGTATTGTTGTCTCGACAGGTTGCTTGAACTTCCAAAGGCCCTGTCGCTCGCCCTTGGTTATCATCTCCACTACTGAAGATTCTATTGCGGCTCTCACCGCGTAATTCACTGGCTCATTCAGGGAGTTGCCGATCTCCGCCTCCTGGCTCACCGTGCCAAGGTCCACGAACCTGAACAGGTCCGCACTGGTCCTGTAACTGGCTATCCTCTTCTCCACGGCCACGCTCAACAAGACCTCGCCGGTCTGCACCGACACTATCCTCATGGCCACCGTGACCTGGTCCACCCTGTACTGCTTGGTTATGCCTATGCCCAGGTACCTGGCCCCAGCACCACCGGTCTCGATGTTGCTGTCATAACCGACCACGCCGCCCTCGATGATCAGGCCCGCGAACAGCATGGGTTTCAGGCTGGGTTGCTTGTCTCCGTCGTACACCTCACGTGTTGACCTTATCAACTGTCGCTCTTTCACTAAATTCTCTAGTCCTATACGTTCCACCACCCGGAACCAATTGCCGCCACTGGCACGTTTCAGTGCGTCAATGACCCACACCTCTGAACCCTGTGACACCGCACTGCTCAACTGTGAGAAGTTGGCGTTGGGCTTCCTCTGACCGGTCTTGTCAGCGAAACTGTACACGGCGATGGTTATGATGGGGCCGTCCAACGCCGGCAGGTGCTTGAGCTGGCGCTCCATGTGTGATCCCGCAACCACGGGGTCATCCCACTTGACGTTCTTGATCGTTGGCGCACATCCGCTTAAAACCATCGCCATCACTGCAGTGATGGTCATGTAAAAAATTTTCTTCATCTAGAATCCAAACCCTGTCAGTGGTACCGTTATGTCCGTGATCGACCCGTCCGTCTCTGTGACCGTGATGGATATGGTGTCCGCTGACACGTCCTTGACCCAGTATATGGTGGCGCCCTCTATGGATGCCGTGCCCGATGACGATCCATCCGCTGTGAACATGTTGTCCACCAACTGTTTGGAGAGCTGTGCGTAGATCCTGCTTTCCACGTTGTTGACGAACTTGTTGAGCGTGGTCTGTTCCAGCTCTCTGGCCAGTTTGGCCGCGGCCGCCTCCCGCTTCTCTTGAATCTCTTTCTCCCTCTGGTACCTCAGTTGCTCCATGGCCAGCACGTGGTTGCTGTAGCCGTTGCCGGAGAACGAGGGATTCTTGAACCCGTGCATCAGCTCGCTGGCCTCCACGGCCGTACCGATTATTATGAATATCAACAGTTTCTTGATCATACGCTCACCGACCCCTCCAGGTCATTGTAGTTGTATTTAATTGAATTACCAAATGATAGATCTGACACTATTATGATCAACTTAACAGCACACTTAACTCCCCGGAATGTGGTTCTAAATACCTGCAGATCATGAAAGAGCTCATCACTTCCCTATTGATATGGCTGGGTGCCAACAGTGACTTCAACGTCAACATGGACGTTCCCGTGGTCATGTTCCTGCCACAGGAACGGATGGAACAGATCTACTACAAGGAACAGGAGAAGCACGGTGACCTACACGCATTCTACGACACGGATCATGACACCATAGTGTTGCCAGACACCTGGGACAGGCGAGAGCCATGGGATCTCAGCGTGTTGCTACACGAGATCATACACTACGTGCAGGACCAGAATGAGATCCAGTTCAACTGCACACGGGAGATGGAAGGTCCCACATATCCACTACAGCAGAAGTACCTCCTGGAGGTTCATGAATTTGATTGGGATTATGACAGGCTGTGGCACCACATGATCAGCACCTGTGGCGGCCTGTACTAGTCCTTGAAAACTTTTGCTGTGATCTCTTGGGTCTTGAGCTTGATGGCCTGGGAAACGCAGTCCTCCCATATGTCCTCGGGCCGGTCATCATCCAGCTGTCCGAACACCATCTTCTCGTCGTAGTCCATGACCAGCCAACTCATGGCAGGGTTCCTGGGGTGTTCTATCTCCTCCTCCAGCTGTCCGGCGCTCCAGTTGGCCATGCCCAGCGTTATCATCATGTTCTTGGGTCCTTTGCCCCGGGCT